ATCGAGGTCACGTCACGACTGTGGCGCAAGATCGAGGCCGTGGAATGGTCGCAGGAAGCGATCCTTCTGGAGCACCAGATCAGTGAACTGATGTCGTTGCAGGAAGAGTTTGGTTTCTCCTTCAACACGGCAGAATGTGAACGCATTGTCGGAAAGCTCCGGATCGAGCACGAAAAACTGTCGTCCGCCGCGATCGATCATTTTGGCAAGTGGTGGGCACCAGACAAGAAGTATGTTGGCGAGCCACGCTCGCATTTTGGGGAAGACGAAACCCGCTCCATGTGGGCTGATGTCACGGTTGAGAAACGCGAGACGCGAAAGGCAACGCCAAAGGAAGGTCCGCAGGCTGGAGTCACGACGCAGTTCTCTCAGGACGCGCCGTACTGCAAATTGCAATACAAGGAGTTCAATCCGGGTTCCCGTCCGCAAATCATCGATCGCCTGAAAACGATCTATGAGTGGGAGCCGGTTGATTTCACCGAGAAGGGAAATCCGGAAGTCAACGACGACGTTCTGCGCGGTCTTTCACACCACTGGCCTATCTGCGAGACACTTGCCGAAATCTTCTTCTACAAGAAGATTCTCGGGATGATGTCGGACGGTAAGCAGGGTTGGCTCGCCGTCGTGCGCAACGGCTTCATTCATGGTCGCTGCAATCCGGGTGGTACCCGATCCGGCCGCGCCGCGCACTCGTCGCCGAACGTCGCACAGGTCCCCAAAGTCGTCGTCACTGACACCGTGGACAAGGAGACGGGCGAGGTTAAGGCGTCGTTGCTCGTTCGCGGACAGGTGCCGAAGGAATTCTATAAGGAAGATGGCACTCTCAAGAAGACCGTCGTTCTCAAGGGACGTGCGGGCGACTTTGGATGGGAATGCCGCAATCTGTTTGGGGCACCGGAGATCAACGGCCAGCAGTGGTGGTTGATGGGATGTGACTTGAAGGGCGTCGAACTTCGATGCTTCGGTCACCACCTCGCAGAGTACGATGGCGGCGCGTATGCCGAAATCGTTATCAACGGCGACGTCCATACCGTCAATCAGCAGGCCGCTGGACTTCCGTCGCGCGATAACGCCAAGACCTTTATTTATGCGACCTTGTACGGCGCTGGCGATGAAAAGATCGGATCGATTGTTTGCGCCCCTAATACGCCTATCGCGCAAATGAAGGCGCGCGGCAGAGAGCTCAAGCAGAAGTTTCAGGAAGGTCTCCCGGCGTACCGGCACCTGATGAAGCGCATCACCAAGGACGCCCGCCGTGGCTTCTTGATCGGTCTCGACGGGCGCAAGCTGTGGGTCAAGTCAGCACACTCAGCCTTGAACCTCCAGCTTCAGTCGGATGGTGCTCTGCTGGCGAAGAAGTGGGTCTGCCTGTTTTACCAGTACATGGAAGAGGCGGGCTACGTCATGGGTTGGAACGGAGATTTCGTCCCATCGGCGTGGATTCACGACGAAATCCAGTGCGCTTGCCGTACGAAGGAAATCGCCATGCAGGCACAGGTCCTCTGCGAGAAGGCAGCGATCGATGCAGGTAAGTATTTCAACTATCGCGTCCCGATCGAGGCCGACTCGAAGATCGGGTTGACATGGGCTCAAACACACTAGGAGGTTGTAATGCCTGAATTCATCATCCGCTATAGCATCGAAGGCACTTACGAAGAGCTCGTCACTGCGCCGACGATCGAAGACGCCAAGGCTGCGGCCGACGCAAAGATCGAGGACGAGAACTGGTTTCCCGATCTCGACAGTATCACCAACGCCGATCACTATGTGTCACAACTCTTTCGCGTTCAGCGCAAGGACGGCTCGGTGGTGAAAACCACGTATGTCGGACCGACCGACACGCTGCTGGAAGATGGTTAATTTCTCATGGAAGATGTTAAGAATTTCTTGACATTGGTGGCGGCTGGGTTATTGTGCGCCATCATTGCAATTCACTGGCCTTATGGCGTTTGAGGACAATCGAGTGTCAGAAAATCCCGTCAAAGCTTACACCGATCACTGGAACTCTGTGAACGAGTTTCACCAGCATCGCCGTCGCCAGATCGAGAAGGAACTGGAGTTTCCAGATCACTGGTCGTATCGCGCGGCACAGGAGAGCCGGTCTGAACGGCTGCGCCAGTTGCTCGGGATCGTTCTGCTCTCAACCCTCGCAGCAGCCCTGCTGTCTGGACTGGCTCATTTGGTCATCTGACATGATCGAGGATTTTCTCATCGCTGCGGGCTGGCCACTGCTTTTTGTCGGCATCATCGTCGTCTTTGTCATTTGGGCGGAGTGACCTGTGCCTCACATCCCTTTCCACCACAAGGCAGCGGCCCTTATCGTCGCTGTCATCGTCTTCACCTTCTTTGCTGGAGCCTTCTCATCATGAAAGAATGGGCAATTGTCGGCGGGGCTGTTCTCGCGATCCTCGTTGTGTTCGGGATCGCTGGTTCCATCTGGATCAGTAACTACAACGAGTGCCGTGAGCATTTCTCGTTTCTCTACTGCATGACGAGGCGCTGACATGGACCTCGAAAAGAAGCCGTTTCTCGACATCAAGGATGTGCTCAACCGCCTGCAAGAGGAACTGTCGGAGTTGAGTACAGAGGCCACCGAGAGCATCAAGGCGATCGCCAAGATGCGCCGATTCGGTAGCTTCTCCTTCCACAAGGATGGATCGACCGGAGTCGAGAAGCTCGGCGAGAAGTTGGAGAAGCTCCATGATGAGTGGAATGATGTCCAGAAATGCTTGATGGAGTTTCAGATTCGCTTTCACAACGGCGAGCTTGCGGAGCTTGAGGACTGGAAATGATATCGCCCTATGAGCTTAGCCAAGTCGAGCGCAACGCGGCTGAAGATATCTCCTACCAGCGCACGATCGCGGCCCGCACCACCAACTGGCCTGCAATTTTCACCAGTGTTCGTCGTCTCGCAAAACGCAAGACGATGAGCAATCACGAGATCGCGATGCATATCTTGCAATGCGGGTCCACCTATGGCTGGCGCTTCTGCGTCGAACACGGGATCGATCCCGAGGCAAGAACGCTCCCATCACAATCACCGAAAGGAAGTGAATAACATGGACGACGAATCTGCATTCAACGGTAACTGGCGCGCAGTCCTGCTGGCGTTTGGTCTGCTCCTCCTCGCATTTCTCTACCTGATCGGCAGCGCTCTCAGTGCGATCTTCTCCGGTCTGATGTCGCTGATCGGAGGCTGATATGTTTAGCACTCAATATCTTGACGCAATCGGCGGCTTCCTCACCTTCATGCTGTGGTGGTTTGTGATCTCCGCAGGCATCTTCGCTCTCGGCACGATCGGCGGCATCAGCTACCTGATCTACTGGTTGCTATCGTGACGTTTATCATGGACGAAGTCGGCCGCATCCGGGCGGTCCACTGCCTCAAGACTGACATGGCGAATGTCGGTCACCGACGCTGCCGGATCGGCGTCGTCCAATGGAAGGAGCACGTCGATGTCAACCACGGCGCGTGAATACGTCATCGCCACCAATTGCGATGATTGGGAAGGACTCTACCTCAACGGCATCCGCCTGACCGAGGGCCATGAGCTCCATCTAAACGAATTCGCCGAGACCGTGATCCTGCACGGCGGCGTGATCACCTCGTACTACCGCCTCGAAGTCGATAACGATTGGCTGATGGAGTGCGGCAGTCTGCCTGAATACCTCATCGACGTCGTTTGGGCCGATCACGAATCGATCCCGGCGTTCAACACAGAAGGAATTGCACGATGACCGAAGAAGAACTTCACGATCTTTTCGAGGACAATAGCGGCTTCTACCTCGAAAATCCTGACCCCGGCCGTGCTGATCTCAACGCGTTCAATTACCTCGCCAAGCTGGTGCCGGGTGATGAGGATATCGTGTCCTGCGCCGAACATGACGAGATTTGGCTTGGCGTCGAGCCCAAGGACTTCGCCGCTGTCGCGACCGAAGAAGACGTGATCTATCTCATCCGTCACGGCGTGAGTTTCGAGTATGGTACCGGCTTCCGCATGTACGCCTAAGGTGTCGAGAAAAACTTGACGGTTGAGTTCAGAACAAGGAAATCACATGGCAAATCACGCACATTGGGGCTGGTATGGCGTCGATCTTGACGGCACCCTTGCCTATCGGGACAAGACTGTCCCCTACGATCCGGCCGTCATCGGCGCTCCGCTTCAACCGATGGTGATGCGAATCAAATACTGGCTTTCGGTCGGCATTGAAGTTCGCATCTTCACGGCCCGAATGTCCGAAAATCCCGGCTATGCGCAGCATGTCATTCAGGAGTGGCTCGTCAACGAATGTGGCCTCCCTCGCCTGAAATGCACCAACGTCAAGGACTACAAGTGCGTGGCGATTTGGGATGACATCGCCGTCCGCGTCGTCAACAACACCGGGGAACCGTCCGAACGCCTTCCTTAACAAACATGGTTAATTTTTTCTTGACAGCCGTGTTAAGATAAACTAGACAACATCCAACACAAAGGTTCCCCGACACATGACTATTGCTCTTGTCTTCGATACCGAGACCACGGGTCTCGCACGCTTCAAGGATGACCCGGTTTCTCCGGTGCAACCCAATCTCGTGCAGCTTGGCGCGCTCCTGATCGATCTCGAAACCGGCCGCGAATATGCAATCATGGACCTGATCGTCTATCCGTCCTCGTGGGAAGTCCCGCAGGAAGCGGCACTCGTCCATGGCATTTCGACAGGTGTCGCCAAGAAGGTCGGCGTCGAGCTAGATGCGGCGGTCCTCCCATTTCGCGATCTCGTGAACGCGGCCGATATTCTCGTCTGCCACAATTGGGCTTTCGACTCTATCATCATGCGTCGGGCGTCGGCGATGGTCGATCTGTCCGATGGTAAGGACGTCACCGACCTGTTCGAGGGCAAGCCGAATTTCTGCACCATGCGAGCGGCAACGCCGATCGTCAAGAAGCGAGGCAAGAAGCCCCTGCACAACGAGGACTACAAGTGGCCGAAGCTGATCGAGTGCATGCAGCACTTCTTCAATGAAGGACTTGAGGGCGCGCACAACGCGATCGTGGACTGCCGTGCGACGGCCCGCCTTCTGACCCATCTGGTCAACGAGAATTTGGTCACTCTGCCCACCGAGTGACCCGCGCTCCGGCGCGCGATAAGCGACAAGAGAAAAGAGAGATTTGATAATGGCAACGGTTAAATCCGGCCGCGAACCGCTCAACTTCCGCAAGATGTTTGATGCGTGGGTGGCCGACACTCAGAAGGCGTGGGGACACGATCGCGCACTCACTCTCGGTGGGTCCGAAGCATTCGGCTGTCTCCGCAAGGCTTGGTACAAGCGCAACGGCATCGCCTACGACGTGGACTACGAGGAATCGTGGGGCGCGCTCCGCCGAGGCGACATCATCGAAAATCATCTGGTCGTCCCGGCCATGGAATGGGCAGCGGAGCACTTCAACTTCGAGCTCATGATGGCGGGTGATACGCAGATCACGCTCTTCGACAAGAATACCATGGTGGATGTTCTTGACGACGCTGGCAACGTGATCGGCGAGCGGCCGGGTGGCCTGTCGGTGACGCCGGACGGTCTCATTCGAGGCGTCTCGCGCAACGCGCTGGAGAAGTACGGTGTCCCTGATATTGGCACCGACTGCTTCATGCTCGAAGTCAAGTCCATCGATCCGCGTGTGGACCTTTCAGAAGAAAAGGCAATCCACCACGGTCAGGTCCAGATTCAGATGGGCCTTATGCGGGAAAACACCGCCTTCCAAGTCAACTTCGCCGTGATCTTGTATATCAACGCATCGTTCCTTGACGACATCGAAGTGTTCGTCGTCCGGTTCGATGAGAAGAAGTTCAAGGTCGCGAAGGATCGTGCGGCGCACGTCTTCAAGACGACGGACCCGAACAAGCTCCAGCGTGAAGGCGTCATCGACGGCACCTGTCAGTATTGCCCGTTTCAGGCCACCTGTCTCAAGGACTTGCAGTCGGCGATGCCAGCCAAGGCATCGAAGGGCGATGAATCGCGCTCCGACCTACTGGAGGCTCTGAACGGTTCCGGCCTGATGGCGCGCAAGCGTGCTGCCAAGATCGCCTTCAAGAAGGCAGAGGAAGAGAAGAAGCGTGTTGACGAGGAGATCAAACAGGTCCTCCGCGACTTCAACACGAATAAGGCTGTGGACCTTGGGGAAGGATATTCCGTCTCCTATTCCATGTCCGGTGGT